GGTCGAAAAAATTTAACGGGGTATACGTAAGTCATTGATTCTACCCTATATATATCTATTTACCCCGATACCCCGTTAAAAAGATATATTAGTAGGGTAATAGGGTGTAATAAGTATATACAGTATATATAAATAACAGTAAGAGAAGAGGAACATAGGCAAGAATGTACAAAATTTCGGGTAAGTGCTGTAAGTGTATGAAAACTGTAAGAAAAACCCCACCCCGGTACCCGGGGTAAACGGTGGTGATATCGGGGTAAAAAGAGTGTTGACGAATCCGTCAGTGTGTTATAGAGTATGTTTAACGACCATACGGATGAGATTTTAAAGTTATGAAAAATTTAAAACGTCTTCGTGAAAAATACTGGAGTGAAACAAATTCACTCTGCCCACACAAAAACTCACGATGTGAGCACCTGTATCACTTTGTGGGTGTTAACACCCGCGCTCTTATCGCAGCACAAGACGACGCACGCGACGCAATGGAAGCGTACCACGAAGGTAAAACCGCCCGCGCCAGCACACTGTGGAACCGGGCAACACACCACCTGACCGCCGCTTATGATGGTGGTACATCCAATGATGCATTCTGGAGACAATTCGTATGAAAGATTATGACTTCGAAGAACATCTGACACTTTATAAAGAACTTTACATGAGTGAAGGATTTGATGAGGATGACGCGGAGAAAATGGCCGTACACCTTATGGAACTGTGTAACATTGATGTGAGTCAATATCATGAGCAAAATAAGCGATTGTAAACATATGTTGGGCAAAACATACCGTGACCGCGACGGTGTAACAGTGACGGTGATAAAGATTGAAGAAACCAAAGCATGTGGATCAAAAATGACAAAAGGTGTTTCACTTACTGTTACAAATGGTAAATATGAAATGAAGATTGGTAAGTGGATTTTCTTCCAAAAACGAGGGTTCAAAGAATGTTAAAAGTTAAATTGTGTCGTGAAGGGGCAAAGATGCCCACATATGCAACCCCTGGCGCGGCGTGTTTCGATATTCCTGCTGTAGTTGAATGGGGTGACCATGTAACCGTTACAAACGATTATGCCGTCAGCGTGACGACCGGCTTACAATTCGAAATCCCTGATGGATATGTACTTATGGTTTATTCACGCAGTGGACACGCATTTAAAAATGATGTCCGATTATCAAATTGTGTGGGAGTAATCGACAGTGACTATCGTGGTGAATTAATGGTGAGACTCACATGTGACCACCCTGATGGACACATGGTTGTACACCACGGCGACCGTATCGCACAGGCTATGCTGATTCCAGCGCCACAGGTACCGTTGGTACAGGTTGACGAATTGAACGTCACTGAGCGCGGCACAGGTGGTTTTGGGAGTACCGGGAGATGACACATGCGTTTAAATGCCGTAATACTAATTCTGTTTGGTGTACTGTTTATTCTTTCAGCGCTTCATGAGTTGAGGATTTTATCATGAGAAAAGAACATGACCCGACACTGTTCGATCACTGGTTAAACTGTGCTATTTTTGGCTCAATGTTCGTGTGTCTGGTCATGTTCTGCCACCTTGTTTTTGACATGATTAAACAGGCATGCCAATGACCACCATTTTAAAAGCGGTGCCCGCTGGTGCATTGCCATACGGGCTACCGTTTAACAGAAGCGTACCCACTGATTGCATCACCGTCACGTTACACCCGGTAGTGGTGATTTCTGACGCTGAACCCACAACCATTTGTGTACCGCTCCATGTGGGCTGCGGTGTGACCACAGGGGCAACGGTGTATGTTTTAGCGAATTTAACAGCAACTTTAACGCCCGCTGTAACAACAGTACCGGTCACAACTTCGGCTTGTGCACCACTGTCACCTTTGTCGCCCTTACTGCCGGTATCGCCTTTACTACCCGTGGCACCCGTTGCGCCGGTGTCACCCTTTGGTCCGGCTACACCTTGTGCCCCGGTTCCACCCGTTGCACCGGTATCACCTTTCGGACCGATTGGGCCCGCTGGACCAACATCACCTTTTTCACCTTTGACACCGGCTGGACCCACTGGACCCGTAGCACCCGTTATACCGATTTGCCCCTGTGGACCCGCTGGTCCAGTTTCACCCGTGTCACCTTTTTCACCTTTTTCACCGCGCGGCCCAGCCGGTCCGGTTTCACCAATTGGGCCTGTCTCACCGGTATCACCCTTCGGACCCGCAACACCTTGCGGACCCTGTTCGCCTGTTAAACCCGGAACACCTTGCGGTCCTGTCTCACCGGCATCACCTTTTTCACCTTTTGGACCCGGTTCACCCATCGGACCGCGTGCACCGGTGGCACCATCTTCACCGGCCTCACCCTTCAGGTCATCAAGCTGTACCAGTGTGGTCCAGGTATCATCCTGTGAGTGTTTCCACTGAATAACACCATTGTTGACCTGCATGTCCACACTGTCGCCGGTAATGTCTGATAGCGCCACAAGGTTTGTCCAGGTTGTATCACCTTTGTATTGCCATTGCACATACTCGCTAGCAACCCGGAAAGTCACTTCACGACCATCCACCCCATTTTTAGCGCCTTCAGCCGTCATAGGCGTGATGACACCCATTGGTTGAAACAGAGCGGAGTTATAAATAACAGGGTCGCCCACCGGTTGTAATTTGGGTAGTTTACTTGTTACGAGTGCGGAGAATGGGTCGAGATTGGGTGACCAGACCAGTTGATATTGTGTAACCGTGCCCATATCCACGGTGGCCATACCAACCGCCTGATGGAGGTATCCTCCACGCAAAAAAGTTTTACCCACCAGTACAGCGCCTTTGGCTTGTTCAGCACGTACCTTTTGGGTTAGCTCTATTGCATTGGGACCAACGACAATTTTATAACTTGTAAGTGCCATGATTCATCTCTCTATTTGATGGTAAATCAGAGAATGAATGTAACACATCATGAATGGTTATACAGCACGTGCACCCATCCCAGCACGTTTACGCAAACGGTAAAATTGCTGACCATAGACGGTATAAGTCAACCAATCGTTATTCACTTCCATCATCTGTGGCACACGATATGAAATAGATTCATCCCCAACACTTTTCGTGGCAACGTTTAATCTTGCCTCAGTGTTTACCGGTTCTTCCACCCCGCCCGGGAAGTTTGATGATAACCACGCTGCGGCATAATAAAACATGCCTTTACGTTTGAAGTTGTGGCAATCTTCCTCATAAATACCCCATCCGCGCCCGCCTGTTTCTGTGTCACCTTCACACAGAGCATAATGTACCACGCTGTCCGGGTATTTTGTCACATCAACAAAAGGCGTTGCCAAATCCCAGCTACGGAATGACGCAATAATGTAAGCATCGATAACCATACAAACACCCCATAGTAAAACAGCCCCGAAGGGCTGTCGCATTATTCCGGTTCTGGATTGGTTGGGGCTTTCGCCTTATCAATTTCTTGCTGGATGCGTTCAGCTTTCCAGCGTTTATCCACTTTGATTTCCAGCCGTGCTGCCTCTTCCAGAAGACGTGTCATTTCTTCATCAACATCAGGCTCATCGGAATCACCTTTGATGAGGATACCCGCGTCGATAAGATTTTTGACAAATTTGGTTTTTACCAAATCAGCCGGTACATCCACAAAGACGGAACCATCACCGCCAGGGATAATTTCAAATGTACGACCGTCAGCGTGATTCAGCGTGATCGGACGTGCCGTATGCGGTGCAGTTTTCAGTTTAGCCATTCTGATACCCTCTGTTAAACAGTAGAATAACTCCCCGTTGCCGGGGAGCATATCACATTACTGTACCATATCGCGGTATGCGGCGGACAGTGGGTAACGGAATTCCGTACCGGAAATTTTGTACTCACACGCTACTTCCAGCCGCAGAGCGGTAGCCTGTGGAGGCAATGAACGCCACGGGATCGGGTTACGCAGAGTCAGGTTATCTGGGTTCTTCTCGTATGCCAGCATACGCGGCACACCGCCCACACCAGCGGTATTCAGCCACAGAATAGGGCGGATGTCGATTTGAACACCGGTCATACTGGTGGAGTTGTTGTTACGGCGGAAGAATTCCAGCACGGTGGTATCAGTACCGGTATCCATACGTTTGGCCGATGCGATAGCAAACTTCTCAGACGGCAACAGGAGCGTGTTCGGCACGTGCCGGTTCTGAGACTGCGACCACACTTTCACCAGCAGGCTGTTCATGTCTGCCACAATTTCCGGGCCGGTAGCGGTATCCCAATCAATAGTGGAGTTGCCCAGTGGCACGTTCGGGTGGTTGAACAGGCCGTACATTTTACGGCTGGTGTCACCAAAGAACGCAACCTGTTGCGAGTGCTGCATTGCACCACGATATGCCAGGCGCGCTTTAGACGCGTCGAGCGGCACGCGGAGGGCGGCGGCTTTGCGCAGTTCTTCCAGGGAGTAGCCGTAGCTGTTACCAGCGTAACCAACCGGGATTTGCGACATGGACATATCCACATCGGCTTGCGGTAGGTCGCGGCCGTTAGCGGCGATGAATTTACCCATAGTCACACCATCGAATGCCAGGTATGACACGCTGTCAATCCATTCTGGGTCAGAAGTGTCAACCGGTACCAACTGGTCGAAGATGATATCAGCGTACAGAACTTCATACACCTTCGCTTCCAGGTTGGTAAACTGGCTGAGATAGAAGCCGATACCGGCGTCAGCACTTGCCATCTTGATATCGGCGTCGTACTGGTATGAAAGACCGGTCTGGCTATCAGTAACCGTTACTAAATGCATCATTAACCCCCAATAACCAGAGAAATTTTAGCACGTGCGCCAGCAGCGGCGGACGATACAAATTTGGCGTTAGGTACCAGAACGTTATTGGTACCCGCTACGTTGGTGAAGCGACCATCTGCCAGCAGAATGTATACCGGGTCATCTTTGGCAACTGCGACAGCCGGGGATACCCAAATCACACCCGTGGTCATCACGGTGTAATCATACGCGGGAACCGCGCCGATACCGTTGGTTGCTTCAGCCACCGTATAGGCACGGGTCAGTTCACGCATGGAAATACCGATGAACTGTGCAATGGTTGAACCTGCAACCGGCAGTTTACCGCCGTCATCACCATCGGTGAAGATTGCGCGACCGAATGGGATAATGCCGGTACCTTTATTCAGCTTGGAAACGGTGTTGTACGCTTCCATGTCTGCTTTCATACCGTCATAAGCCTGACCCATGTAAAGGCCGTAATTAGTCTGTACTGGCATGATTATGCTCCTTGGCCTTTCCAGGCGTTAGCGAGTTTGCGCTTACGGTCTTGATACAGGGAATCGGTGGTTACACCCGTGGACGCGGACGCATCTTTTGACAGTTGTTGAAGTTGCTGTGCGCTGTCTTTAGATTTCTTCTCTTCTTCTTCCTCTTCTTCAGCGGCCATATCGAAAGCGGCGCTGATGTAGTCGGCAGATTTATCAGAGAAATCGCGTTTTGCGAATTTAACAGCGAGTGCAGCACGCATCACGTCAACCGGATTCACGCTGTCACAGGTGAAAGAATCACCGGCAATTTTGCGCGCTTTGGTCTGACATTGTGCGATTGCTTCCACACGGGCTTTGATTGCCTCATCGCTTGAATCAGCCTGGGCTTTAACCAGCTTTTCAGTCAGTGAGTCAACCTGTGCTTGTTGCTTATCTTTGGCGGCTTCTGCATCGCTGACACGCTTGAATAAACGGTCAAAAGCATCGGCTACCACTTGAGCATTAGCAGCGTCAGCGACATCAATGACGCGTCCACTGTCGAGCGTGATATTAACGGGCATTGTAGTGCCTCCAGTTGGGATGGTATCGAAAATTCTTGCTTCCCCGCCCGCACGGGCACGGTCAACAATTGCAACGTGATTGATACGAATGGAACGTTGTGTGAATTCATACGGTTCACCCTGTGGGGTGACACCCGGTGTATCGTCATAAATAGCGGTGTAACCGGCGGAAAGTTCACAGGTGCCGCGTTGTACTGCGTCAATGGCATCCGACGCTTTAATTAGTAAATTACACTGTGCGAAATTGTCAGGAGTGCGCACACCCGGACCACGCACTACACCTTTTGACACAGTGTTATAATTTTGGCTATTGACGAGGCCGTCAGGATGCTGTAAAGTGATGTCTACTGAGTCATAGGAAGCAAGTGAATCGGGGTGAAACACTTCTTCTTCAGGACGGTACACATTGACAAGGCGATTCGGGTCACCATTTAAACCAAGCTCACGGGCAAGGTATTGTTGGATACCAGTACGAGCCACCTTACCAGGAACACGCAAAAATCCCTCATCGGTAAACTCACGGTGAGTGATGGAATAACTTTGACGGTCTTGGATGGTGATTTGCATCGCTTAGTCCAAATACGGTAATAACGCACATAATACAGTGAATTTTGGAGGTATACAACTATGAATTGCACTGAAGCATTGGATTACCTGGTAAGTGAAGTTAAAGAGTGGGTCACTCAAGCGAGTGATTTACCTTGTATCGTTGGTTACGTATCAGTTGATCGGGTGAATAAGTCACCTTGTTATGTTTCAATGGATTATCATGAAACAATCACCAAAGAAGATTGGGCACGTCACAGAATGACACTCCGTAACAATGTGGAACATTGCGTAAATGTAGCAGTGACAGACCAGTTTAAAGTTAACCACATTACCGCGCCTGTCACACGCAACAAATACCAGCGTGAAATTGCACCCGGTGTGTGGGTTGATGTGTACGACGTGTTAAAAGCCTGGGCGGTTACCAATCCGGCACTGCAACACCTCATTAAAAAAGCCCTGCAACCCGGTGAACGTGGTCACAAAGATTTATTGACCGATCTGGATGACATTGTAGCCAGTGCAAAACGTGCGCGGGAATTGGAGGCGGGGGAATGAAAATGCAAGTCACAGCAATTGCACATAAGAGTTTGACCCAGTTTGCGCTGGCTATCACCCCCGACCAACGATTTATTTATATGTACCGCCTAAACAAATGGGTAATGGTTTTTGGTCCGCCGGTACTCGAATCCTATAAACACGGATGGTTTGTAACTATCGCAGCGTCACAAAAGGTAACACGCGGAAAATTATTTATCGAGGTGGTCTTATGAACTACAACGACTTAACAGATGTGGAAATCGCCACACGTGTTGCAACTGCGTTGGGTTATGAAAACGCATTGGGTCAGGATGTCCAACGCGGTAAACCTGTAACACTCATCGACACGGGTAACGGTTGGGAAATCTTTGACCCGTGTCACTCATGGTATGATGCGGGGCCGATTATTCAGAACAATAAAATAGCGCTGACTCCCATAAGACAATACTGGGAGGCGGGAGAAGGATATGAATGCCCTTTAGTTCAGGATGTTAACCCACTCCGCGCTGCAATGATTGTTTTCCTCATGATGAAAGGGGTTGACGAATGACAAACTTCACACCTGGTCAGTTGGTCAAGCTGGGACACGGTTCAACAGTTGTCGGAACTGTGGTTAATGTCACGGGTAATGATGACCATCCTCAATATTATGTGAGTTGGGATGATGGGTCATACAGCCTCCACAATGGGCGCGAACTGGTAAAAGCCGCTGTCAGCGGTCCACAAATGTACAAGGGGTGGTCATGATGTGTATGACATACGTGCAATCAATTGAACGCGCTGACGCGTTTGAATATCTGGAACGTAACGGTTTCCCTGACCATATTCCCACAGGTGGACCAACAGCCGATGTATCGGCACCTGTGTTCCGTAGTTGGCGGTTCATGCGTTTGAGAAAAGAAGGTATTGTATTTTCAAATGGTATGGTGCCACACATTACGGCTGATGATTATGAATGTTTTGTGTATGGTGATTTGTAATTAACCTTTAGCTTTATTCCGTTCCACTTGCGCATTGGTCACCGGGATAGCCACACATCGGCAATTGATGGGGCTTCCCGGGTAGACCGGCACACCATTCTCTTTCGGTAAATCATCCCACCGATACACACCTTTACCGTATGGTGTCACGCGGTTTTGCAACTCGGTGTGGTCATGTCGTACACGCTGGTCATTGGATGTTTGCCACCGGAAATACTCAATACCCGCGCCAGTCTGTCGCAGTCGTGTAATCTCACCGGTGATTTTGGACGTCTGGTCACGTGCGATAAGTTTGGCGCGGCGCTGCGTGATGCCAAACTGTTTGACCAATTCACCCTCAATGTACGATGGGCGCATACCCTGGCGCATGTTACCCATGACAATATTGCTCACCTGTTCCAGGTATTGTTGTGGAATGGATTTGATGAGTTGCGCATTCTGATATGCCGCTGCCTTTAAATAATCCTGCAACTGTGTGGAATTCTGAAACACGTTGATAGCCACTGAACGACTGTTACGGTTTGATGCGGTGGTGACAAACGATGACGCAATCTGTTCAGCCTGTTTACGCATGTACGGGTTTGTCCAGCGTGTCAAAAGGCGTTGTAGTGCCGCTGAAATGATGTCAAACCACGCGTCCACGGTGATGGTGTGCGCGGTGTCAGCAATGTAATCCTGTTTGATGAGCGGTAACAACTCCACATCAATATCAGCCTTCACCGCTTTGACCAATTTCAACAGGTTGACAGCGTATTGCACTTCTGTACTTTTCATATTGACGAACCCGTCAGTGTGTTATATAGTGTCTGTGTTGACCCAAATTGTACCACATTTTGAGGATTAAAAATGAAACTGATTGAACTGTTGGTTAAAGAACTGCCGAAACGTGGCGGCTGGCCGGATGATGTGAATTTTATAGCGCAAGATTCTGGTGAATCGGCAAATCCAGGTGAAGTTTTTGGTTACACGACTAAACCACAAAACAAGGGTGGATATTGGACAGACAATACCCGCGCTCACGGTTTTGGCGATATTATTTTCAAATCTGAAACCATCGCCACAGATTGCGAAACTGTATTCGTGACATACGGACAGTACGAAGCGACGCTGGCGGAAAGCCTGGAATCCGAGCCTGAAACCGTGACATGGGACGGTAACGGCCTGCCGCCCGTGGGCTTGAAAGTTGAGTGGTTCAGCGAGGATACGGCCTGCTGGCTTGGCGGAACGGTTGCGGCACATGATGCAAAATACAAATCAATCGCGATCATACGCCACAATGACGGCTATACAGGGTGCGAACGCCAACAAATCCGCACCCCGGCGGAGCGCCAGCGGGAAAATGCTATCAATGAAATGGCCTCTATGATTGGGCGTGGAACGTTTTATCAGGATGCTGAGGGGATTTACTCGGCCATCGCCGCCGGTAAAATTCCGGGCGTAACACTTACACAAGGTGATGAATAATGTTCAAGAAAAAACCTTCAGAAATGGTGGAACAGGTTACGGATGACCAGCTTATTGACAGGGTGGCACGGCTGCAACAGCTTAAAATCGATGCGGGCGCTGTGTCATATTGTCAGTATGATTGGGCGATTGAGTCAATTTTGCAGCGAATCGACAGGCGAAACCAGGAGCGTGAATGATGAGTGATACGTTAATTTTGGTGTTAGCTATTGGCTTCCACTGTTTTTGGGCTGGGGCGTTCGCGGAGCAACTGGCTAGAGAAAATGAATCATATAGCACTTTTTCTTGCATTCTTCGCGGGTTCTGTTGGCCGTTTTTCGCAATAACCCTTTTGTTAAAATTGGCTTTGCAGAGGTAACAAATAATGTCCTGTTTCGAATGGTGTCGCAAAATGGAGCGGGAAGCCAAAGACGGCGAAACCGCTTACCACTATAACCAGCTTGCCGCACTGTGGCGGCAGCGTGAGGGAGGCCCGTGCAATGAGTAAAGTAATAGTAGTCACGATTGAAGTTGAGGTACCGGATGAAGCAACTGACGAGCAAATACACGATTTTGTTTGTGCCCAATTCGGTGAGTGTGGTGGTATGAAGTTAGATAACCCTTGTCGTATCAATTACGATGTCATTGATACGCACTGGGAAGATGTGGTGGATTTATGATTATCTCCTACATCGCCGCGCTTTGGTGCGCAGGGTACTTCGTGTTTCAGGTCGTTGAGGTTGTCAGGCTGAAGAAGTTGATTTCAGAAGCGTGCCTGGAATTTAGTTGGTGTGGCATCGTTGCACCAGTCACAGCATTCGCTTTATTCGTGTCGATGTACGATTGGTGTATCAGATTCCCATATTAACCAACCGCCCCATTACGGGGCGAGTTGTTTCATTGCATCATCATGTGACATACCGTCAGAAGTCAGTGCCAGGTATTGCGTCATGAATTCCCCGCTGTCCAGTTGCTTTACCTCATTCCCATCCGGTTCAGGTTCTGGCTTCACAGCCACAGTTTCCAGTTCAGCCAACTGTTCAATATCCTCATCCTCAAAGTTGTACTGTTCAGAGGATTGCAAGTTACGTTGCACCTGTGACACTTGCACCACACCTTCCTGTAAATACAACTGGTCAGTTTGTGCCCGGCTGTATGCAGCCTGCGCAATCTGTAGCTCGTTAGGCTGTGCCAGGGGATTCCACACATAGTTGAAATCTTCAGGCCAATGACCCAATGCGCTACGTACCAGCACCTCATCCAACACACGCAAGCCCGGGTCAAGCTGGCTCAGTTGTTTGGAGCGGATAGAGTTGAAGTAGTTGGTCAGGTCACCTTCACCCGTGGCATTAAGTCCTTTGGCAGATGTACCGAACAGCCGTGTGACAGGGATGTCAGCCGCGCCACTAATCCACGTCATAAACAATTCAATAATCGGCGCGACACCGCCCAAATCCAGCGTACGGCGTTCATACGTTTCATCACCGTCAAGTAGTGCTAGTTGAATCACTGACTTCATCTGACTGAACAGTGCATAGCGTTGGGTGATTGCTTCATCCTGGTCAGACGCTAACTCATCACTCAACCCATCACGTTTGATGACGTCCACATTGGCTTCTTGCATCAATTCGGCAATACCGTCTTTTGATGCAACCATGTCCATGATGTCATCCATGCATTTACGCAGTTCTGAATCACCCCAACCCTGCGTCTGCAACATCTGACGGCGTGGTAAACGCGCACCATTGAATCGTGCGAAGTGTGACCAGTGGATTTGTTGCTCGCCGCCGGTGATGGTGTAAAACTCCGGTGCGAGATAGTTATTTGCCAACACGTTCCAGGTATTGAGCGTCATTGCGGACATATCGTAACGGTCAAACACAATGACACGCTTCAGGTCACCGCGTTTAATGCGGTTCACGTTGAGCGGCTTTGTTAGGTCTTGCCCGGTGAGCATGAGGATACCGCCACCACCGTACAGGCGCGCCCATGAAATAGCCTCCTGTACCATCGTGGGGATCATCAGGCGGTCTTCTTCCACACGGATTGCGTCAGCATCGTTACACTTGAGCGTGCGCCACTCACGACACATATCCTCAGCCGGTACATCCACAATCTGACGCGCCAGCCAATTAGTCTGATAAGCCGCGTCAAGCTGTTGCCAATTATTAAGTTGGGTATAGCTGAAGAAATTATGTGACCGTTTGGCTTTGGCTGTACCCAATCCTGATACAACGTTAACCAGACCGTCAGAGACGACGCGGCGCGGTTCAGGGTGTAAATTTGGTTTTTTCCGTGCCGCCATTATAAAATCTCCGATGCTGTACGGCGTGCTAATAAGCCGCGACTGTTAGCGATAATAAAACTATCTGCGATATTGGGTGACATTACGTCACGTTTTGCTAAATCTTTTTTACCCTCCACCTTCACTTTACCGCCATTATCAAAATCGCGTTGCGGGGTGGATAATTCATCAATCAATTTATCCAGCAGTTTAACATCACATTCACTGGACAATGAAATCATTTGGTCAGCCGGGAATTTGCGACCCTTTGTGACAGCGAGATGGGTATTGCGGAAACGGTCAGCGGTGAGCCACCAGGTTTGCGCTTTGAGGTTTGCAAAGAAATCCTCATTGTTGATACGGGTATCTGCATATTTTTTCTTCGGGTCGGACACTTTACCACCGGCGTTAAATTTAAAATGCCTGTGCCATCCTAACGAGTTTAAATGCGCGCCTGTACCTGCCCCCACACCTATGCTGTCATAACCGATGTGCGTGGCTCCCAGGCGCTCCCCTGTGGCTTTCACACGCATAGCTGACTCACGTAACTCATCCTCACCTGCTTTCCACTCATCCAGGTCGATACACACTGACCCATCCATACCGGTTGAGGCGTTTTTGTCAGCACCCTCATCCGCCACATCGTAGCCCACTGTAACAGCGCCGGTCCAGATGCCGCTAAGCGGTGTTACTTTCAGGTGCGCGTCAATGGCAGATTGTAACCATGAACGTTTGATGACCACGCGGTCATCGTTGTCCATTGGCACACCCAAATAAATATGCTGGTATTCTTCAAAATCTTCTAATTTGGTTGATTCAATATCAGCCAATGCGGTAGACGATAAAAAAGGATTTTCGTCATAATTAATTAAACGGTTCAATGTACCGGCTGGTGGATTTACCACAAGGCGCTTATAAATAAAATCGGTGGCAAAACGTGGGTTAAATGTGAACCACATTTCAGCGCCTTCGTTACGCATAATTGTCGGACGAATTGTTTTAAACATTTCTTCGGTTAAATTGTGCGCCTCTTCAATCCATGCGACATCGGCTTTTTCAAATGATTTAATTTCGTCGATATTACGTGCCATACCGTAAAAACGAAAAAGTGAGCCATTTGTTTTATGCTCGATAGCGTCTGCATAAATTTTAAAATTCTTATCCAGACCGAAATAACTGATTTTATCTTTGAGCAGCGTGTACACGGAATCAGCGATACGGTTCTGGTACATGCGCAAGCACAGGAAACGCTGTTCCATGAAATTAGCCCGCGCAATTGCCACACCTGCCGCATCATGTGATTTGGACGACATACGGCCACCGCGCAGGTTGCGAAACCGTACAGGGTGACCATCAGCGGTGACACGGGTTTTCCAGAAGTCACGCAGGGCGGGATTAAGCGTTGGGTTACTCACCGTAGAAATCGTCCAGGGTTTTACGTACACCAATCTCACCGGACAATTCGATGAGTTGTTTATCAAGACCGAGCAATTTGGCCTGACCCATTACAGCACCGGTTGCGGCGGCTGCTTGGGGTGTTTCAGCGGTCAATGCCACCTCGTAAACTTTGTTCAATTTTTCAAGCAATGTATCCACGGTGATGGCGTGTCGTTTCTGGTGCGTTTCGCGCAACTGGTTCAACCTCACCGTAATATTACTCTTGTTTAACATTTCCGAAGCACGGGCGGCAATTGTATTCGCGGCCATGTTTTTCGCGTTGTAAGCCTGACGGTATGATTCAGAGGCGTTACCCGTCTCAACGAATACGCGACAGAATTTCTCCTGTTGCTCGGTAACGCCAAATTCGTTAAGTGGTCGTGCCATCTTCCCCAATCTCCACACAGTTTCACATGAGTCGCAATATTACCACGATGATGGTCGCAGCCGCTACCCATACCCCGATACCCTGGTCGAAAAAATTTAACGGGGTATACGTAAGTCATTGATTCTACCCTATATATATCTATTTACCCCGATACCCCGTTAAAAAGATATATTAGTAGGGTAATAGGGTGTAATAAGTATATACAG